AACTTGAGTCATCAATTGAAAAACTTATTTCTATGGCTGATAAGTCTAGGGGTGGTTTTTGGGTAGGCATGATGGTTGTTTCAGGACTATCTAGCTTTGTTGGTTTCATTTCTCACTATGTCACTTTGAAATAACATGCCTTTTATGCTTGCCATCTCTGCTGTGAGTGCCATCAAGCAAGGGGTGGAAATCTACAAAGATGCCAAAAATGTTGGAAAAGAAGTTTATGGTATTTATGCAGAGCTAAGTGAGGGAGTTGGTAATTTCTTTGACCATCAAGAAAATGCCCAAAAAGAATTAAAAGAAAAAGAAAAGAATCCTCCAAAAGGCAAAAGCATAAAAGCTCAGGCTCTTGAGAATGTCATCAAGAAAAAGCAACTCCAGCAAGCTGAGTATGATTTAAGGCAACTTTTGACTTATGAAGCTCCTCCAGAACTGGGTGCTTTGTGGACAGATTTTCAAGAGGAAAGAGCAAGACTTGAGAAAGACAAGTCTAAGTATGAACAGGCTCAAAAAAAAAGGATGAGCAAGAGTCTTACAGAAAAAAAAGAAACAGAGAGGAATGGAATTTTAGAGTTGCAATATGTATTGCAATCTTGGTAGTCATCATCACAGTTGCAGGCTTAATGTATTACATCCATTGGGATTATCAGATAAATAAAGTAGAGGAACAATGGCATATTGAGTTTATGAAAAAGTTTAAACCCAATAGCAAAGAGTATGAATGTTATAAAATTTTTCAGGAAACAGGGTATTCACCAAGATACTGTAACTAGGAGTTAATATGGATTGGTTAAAGACAATTGCACCTACTATTGCCACTGCACTTGGCGGCCCCTTTGGGGGTCTTGCCTATGAAGCAATTTCTAAAGTCTTAGGAATATCCCAAGATGATGCTCAAAAAATGCTTTCAGATGGCAAATTAACTGCTGACCAAATAGCAAGTGTCCAGCAAGCAGAAATAGCTCTCAAAGCAAAAGCACAAGAATTGGGTTTAGATTTTGAAAAATTAGCTGTTGAAGATAGATCATCTGCTAGAGCTATGCAAACTAATACTCATTCTTTTATTCCTCCAGCATTAGCTATTATTGTTACTCTTGGTTTTTTTGGAATATTAGTTGGTTTAATGATGGAAACATTTAAAACATCTGATGCCTTGCTATTAATGCTAGGTTCACTTGGCACAGCTTGGACTGCTATCATGAGTTTTTATTTTGGTTCTAGTGCAGGCTCACAAGCAAAAGATGCAATGTTACATAAATCAACACCTATGGAGCAGAAATGATTAATTCAAGGAATTTAGATGAATTACTACCTGAAGTTAGAGCAAAGGTTGAAGATTTTATTAAGGCTTGCCAACATTCTGGCATTGACTTGTTGGTTACATCTACATACAGGGATAATGAAAGCCAAGATGCTTTATATGCTCAAGGTAGAACAACAGAAGGAAGAATTGTTACAAATGCTAAAGGGGGTGAGTCTTTCCATAACTATAGGTGTGCTATTGATGTTGTGCCTCTGGTCAATGGAAAAGCTGATTGGGATGGAAGTCATCCAGTTTGGGCAACAATAGGTGAATTAGGTGAACAAGCTGGTCTAGAGTGGGCAGGCAAATGGGTTCACTTTAAAGAAATGGCACATTTCCAATACACTGATGGACTATCTTTAGCTGAACTTCAAGAAGGGAAAAAAATAGCATGAAAAACTTTAAAATTACAGGCAAAACTTATGAGTCTCCCAAATCACATTATGTGGTTTTGAGAGAGCATGAAAAAAAGACTGAGCATGAGTTGCATAGGTTAGAAGATAAGCTCAAAAAGCATGAGCATCTGCCTATGGAAAAAGCTCATCCAGAAAAAAGTTAATTCAAGCCATTTTGCCAATCTAAATAAGTTTTTGGCAAAGGAACATCTTTAGGATATAAATCAGATTTGATTAGGTTATATATTGTTCTAAGATGTGCCTCAAGCCAGAATTGTTCTTTTTCCTCTTTGTTTAGATAATGTCCTTGGTCTAAAGCATGGTGGCAGTCCCAGCAAAGAGCCGCCACCATATTGTCATCAGCTTTGATGCTCCTACCTTTGCCATGTGCAGAGCTATTGGAGTGAGCACCAACAACTGTTTGGTCATCAACTCCACAGGCTTGGCAATGAAGGTATCTAATATTGTTTAAAAGTTTGGCACTTCTAACATATTGCCTTTTAGGATGTGCTATCAAGTTCAATTCCTTTCTGAGCACACCAAGCCTCTAACCAGTCCACAAATTGACTGGCTTGTTCTTTTGTAAAAGCACGGCTCTGAAGCCCCAACTGCACAATCCTATACCCATCTAAGGATGGAGCTACCTTGGAAGCTCTCAGCCCTGTTTCTGAGGCAAATTGGTCTATTAAAAATCTTTTCCAGCTCTCCACATCCCACTTAGCTCCATAATGCTCTGCCTGCTTTGCTATGTCAGCAATAATTGCATGAAATTTGGAATTTTGGTCATGTGTCCTGGTTTCCTCCTGGACATTAAGAACTAGGGTTTTCCCTGACTCTAATGCTGTTTTCATTTTTGCCCACAAGGTTTTCATTAGAGCTGAACCTTGCTGTGAATTAATAAGTTTGTATTGCATATCAATCAACCATTATGTTTAACATTCTGAGGGCTGATTCAATACTATCCACAAGGCAAAAAGCTCCTCCTTTCCAATTTTCTGCAAAGTGCTTTTGGTTTGCATTAAAGCCTTTTTTGCCATAAGAATTATCTAAGTTTTTGACTTCCATAAGCAAGGTCTGACCATGATAACCAACTAAAAGGTCACAAGGCTCTTTGATATGGTAAACAGTAGCTCCAACAGCTCTTAGAGCCTCCACAATGGCTTTTTGGTTATTATCAATCCTGCTTGCTGTTCTCATCTTTTAATTCCTTAATCTTTTGAGCCACATCTTTTGCCAAATTTTTCAGCAATGGTTCTGTTTCTTGTTTTTGTTTAACTGCATACCTTACATAATCAATCCATTTATCTCTTAAAGCAAGTTCAGCATAAAATTTGATTATTTTTTGATATTCAGCATCCCAATCAAACATTTTCTATAATCCATTTCCTCATTTCATTTGAATATTTTGATCCCAAATTATTGTAAATTCTAGGAAAATGATTAACCAAAGGCAAACTTTTAGAAACTTTAATAGCTTTCTTATTTGGGCATTTTGAACAAGTTTTGTCTGATGGACTACATACACCTAACTTTTCGCATTTAGATAGCTCCTTAGTCTTTCTGGTTGATTTTGGCAACCTTTCTGCTATAGGGAATTTTGTGGTTAATCTATCTTTTACCATATTGTCCCAAGATGGGACTGGTTGCCAAATAGTTTTAAATTCACTCATATTAATTTCATCCCATAGTTATTAATGCCAGGTTTTACTACTAATCCCTCTTTTCTAATTAACTGGTTTGCTTTGAACTTTCTGTAGTTCACTTCATGATGATGTCTGTTAAATTTCCAGACCACTTTAGCCACATCTGGGTGCATATCCACAAGCATTTGACTTTTGGGTAAAGTTCCCTCTTTGGCATAGAAAGCATCTGTATTGCCTCCTTTGAGGGTCTGAGTTGTAGCTTTTTGCTGGAGAAAAGCATTAAATTGGACAGTGCAGAATCCATCTTTAAGCACTCTAAGGCTCAAATCTGTATCTTCATTGTATCTACCTTTCCATCTATAAGGAATATCATTTTGGATTAACAGGCAAGAATAAATCCTAGTGTTCATAACAAAAGGTGGATGTAATGCTTTGGCTAAAACAAAAAAATCATAATTAAATCCTGAAATATAAACATTTGTGTATCTATCAACAAAATCCTCAGCACATCTAAAAATTGATCCAGTATGGCATCTCACCATTCTGTTTCTGTTGAGCCTGCAAAAGTTTTCAATATTGTCATCCATGACCCAGTGCCTAAAAGCACCAAGGCTGATGGAGTGCTCCCAGGCAAAGTTCCTAGCCCCTCCCGGCCCTTTGCTCTTGGTATTACCCAAATTATCAAAGGTGTCATATTCATCTAAATATTTCTGGGGCAAGATAAGGATTTTGGTTGGGTCTATAACCTTTGCATAGATGTCAAATTCCTGTTCCTCAACCACAATGTAGTAAGGACAATTCATTTTCTCTAATGCCTTGCTGGTCAATCTGGAATCAGCTCTGCCTTTGGAGACAATGTAAATTGGGTATTTAGGATTCATCTATATACCTCAAATGGGCTACAGCTCTAGGTTCTGCATAGGGAAACCAGATTGTTTTAAGTTTGGGGGTAATTTTTTGACCAATCAACTCAGCAAACTTTTGTACATCTTCCTCATTTCTAAACCTGACATTTAGGACTCTATAAGGAGTAAGGTCTTCCTGAAAGAACTCTGGCATGTCTTGCCATTCAGCCTGTGCTGTAATAATTTCACCAAATAAATCATATTTCATAATTCACCTTTGATATTTATGAGCAGTTAAACTTTTTCGCAACTCATTTATTTTTTCTCTTATTTCATCAGACATTGGTGGAACATCTGGTGGTGGTAAATAAACTTGAGTTTCAATTCGTAATTTTGGACATTCCATCAATAATTTTTTAAATTGAATTAAATTTGGAGGTCTTTCAGGTAGATTTTCAAAAGCCCATCTAAAACAATCCCATTTTTCATGAAAAAAATTAAG